CGCAGCCACATTACTGGCCAGGCGATTTCACTTTTTTACAGTTTGCCAAAAAATATTATTTTCCTTTTGGGGGAAAACACTCTCAATTTGGTTTACAATAATGCAAACACGATTTCGATGAAGCGATATGTGGAAGAGGCCGCTGCGAAGTAGCTTATCCCTTTCCTCATTTCAATAAATAGATGTGAGGAGTTACAATACAATGCAAAGCATAAGGGACATTTTAGATTCCACTTTGACCACGGGATTTTCCTATTTTTATGGCATCGGCGATGATTACGGATACTTACGCCGTATGTGCCAAAGCGCCCCATCTTTAGAAGCAATCTATGCAAGATTGAAATACGACATAGAATTTATCAATGAAACCGACGAAGATTTTTTCAGGATGCCCTCTCAATACAAAGCACTCAAAAAGTTGCGGAAATATTTGGACGAGGCTAGAAAATATGTCAAAAAGCAGATGGATAAGAAAAAGAGGGGTTCGAAATGGGAAAAGGAACAGATAGATAAAGAACTGCGCACATTGGAACGAGATAAGCGGGAAGGATTGATTGATGAAGCTGATTACGACCACGCATTGAAGATGTTGTTGCGCCCGTCAACCAATAATTTAGACGAAGTGAAATCCAAATTCGAGGAAATTGACGGCAGGGTAAAACAAGAGTTGAAGCAATTCGGCTACGAGGAAGAAAATCTGGACGCACCTGTGGACGCGGATTGGGATATTCAGGAGAGTAAGGAAGAATATACTCCCAATATCGACAAATTGGTGGACGATAATGACCGCCGATACACGATGGGTGAATTTACTGATTTGTACGAAATAATGAATCAACAAACAGCAGTCAATCCTCAGCAGCAGGCAATGTTGGATAAGAAGAGGGAATTGGCTCTGAAAAAAGAGGTCGACCCATCGATGATAGATCGCAGGGCGAAGTTACCACCTGAAAAACAAGCCTTGGAAATAAAAAATATAGTAACAAGGTTGAAAAATGGTGGTTGGTCGGATGCAGAAATTGCTAACTTTGTAAAAGGTAACGCATTCACCAAAAGCTCATAATTTTCACATCAAAGTATGGTATAATAGTAGTAGGATAGGTGTAAATGAACGAACTAGTATTTAGAAGCATTGAGGCAAGAAATTTCTTATCCATCGGCAATAAACCCCTATTTCTTGACTTCGACAGGGGATTGAATTTTGTCTGCGGCTGGAATCATAATACGAGTAGTAGTAATGGCGTCGGGAAAACTGTTTTATTTTTTTCTACCGTCCTTTATGTATTATTCGGCGAAACTGGCAGGGATATAAAACAAGCAAACCTTGTCAATTATCGCAATAAGGCTAAAATGTATGTGAAATTGACTTTGGAAAAAAACGGTGAGGAAGTTATAATATATCGTGGCAGGAAGCCCAATATTTTTTATTATATCTATAACGGCGTCACTTATCAAAACGACAATGTTTACGAAACCCAGGCGCAACTCAATAAACTACTCGACATTAGCGAAGATGTTTTTTCCAATGTATTCATTATCAACGCCTCCGATGTATTAGATTTTATCAAGGAAGAGGGGTCCGTCAAATTGAAGGACAGGTTCGAACGAATTTTCTTCCGTGATATTATTTTCAAGAGGGTATTGGAGACCGTCCGACGAGAATATAATACAGTACAAAAGCAAATCGAATTGAATAACTCCAAAATTCAGGAAAAATTATCTTTCCTGAAAAGGATGAAAGGTATCATCGAATCATCCAAAAAGGTTGACAACTACGAAAAACAGTTGGCGAAATATAATACTAAACAACAGGAATTACAAGAAAAATTGATGCTGGTGGAAAATAAAATTCTCCAACGTCAAGACACAGACAAGATGGCGTCCTTACGGAATAAAAAACAGGAGTATTTAGAAAAGAGGCAGAATATATCCTCCAAAATCTATTATTATACCGAAAGGATAAAAGAAACAAAGGAAAAGATGGAAATGATTCTCGCAGCATCATCCACCTGCCCCTTATGCAGACAATCCATCGACTCACACACTACGGCTAAACTAAAAAAGGAATACAAGGACGAAATTCAGAATTCAGATAAGGAAAAAGAAGATTACGAAAAACAACGAGAGGCCTGCAACGAAAAGTTATCTCAAATAGAAGAACTAGAATCTCGTATACAATCTGTTGTCAACAAATACACGGAAGAAAAGGCTGATATCAAATCGAGTATTTCCCAGGTCAGTCAACAGATGAAATTTTTCCAAGAAAACTATAAGGATCATCTTGGGTTAGTACAAGAGTTCGACACCGTTCGAAAAGGGTTATTGGCAATCAGGGATCAAAACACTACTCTAGACACAGAGGTACAGGATTTGGAATTGTTATCCAGGTTGTTCGACAACAGTTCGGGAGGAATTCTCAGTTTCTTTATTGAAAAAGTATTGCGTATTCTCAATCAGACCATCGCCAAATTCATCAAGAAAATGCAGTTGGATTTCAATTTCTATCTCGACAATGATTTGAAGTTGAAGTTCGATATGTACGACACTCTCAGCCTGAATAATTTCAGCGGCGGCGAAAAAAAACTTATCAACTTTATTGTATTTTTTAGCCTGATAGAATTCTTCTATAATACGGTGGGATTCAAGCCGAGTATTCTAGTCGTCGACGAAGCGGCGGATAGTACGATTTCTAAACCCAAAGTGGATATTCTTTTTCAGATATTAGACCAGTTTCATCGGGATAATAACGTCGGCGTATACATTTTGTCGCATGATTACTCTGTCCAACATAACGGCGCCATCGATTTCGATACTGTTATCGAATTGGAACGCCGTGATTTTACCACCATCCGAGAAATAAAAAAGAATAAATAAAATATCAATAAATAGAGGTGAAATGACTAATATCGGTGTTATCCTTGGACGATTTAATCCCGCCACTATCGGCCACGCCAAACTCTTCAAGAAAGCGCTTGCTGAAAATAAGGATGGGGCTTACGTCGTATTGATAAAAGGGATAGATACTGGCGCCGATAAAAGTCGTAACCCGTTAGATACCAAAACGCAGTCTGAATTGATTCATAATCTTGTCCCTGGAATCAATGTGATGGAATCTTCCGCAGCCAGTCTTCAGGATATTGTGTATGAAATTTTAGAGCCTGCGGCTGACACATTGTATTTGGGTGACGAACAATATCATTTTATTTTTTATTGCGGCTCCGATAGATATCAAGAATATAAACGCCAAGCAGATATTCCTGAATACATGCGTGATGTTATCGACGATTTGGAAGAATTGGGTATAGAGGTCGAACATATCGGCGTTGAAGTCAAGATGGTTGATAGGGAGGAAAACGACGGAGTTTTCGACGAGAAAAAAATAAAATATTCAACCCCACCTACTGATGCGGAGATTGCGATGTATTCAGCATCGGCAGTCAGGAATGCCATCGCCAGAGGAAATGATAGGTTGGCAAAAAGGATTTTGGGCTTGGAAGACAACGATCATCTTTATCAAAAGGTCGCCAGGATGGTGGCAAAAGGGGCGCTGTCCCGTAAGGTGGACGAAAAGATACAATATATTTTGGAGAGTTTAGAAAAATGAAATCTTTATTATTAAAACTAATGAAAACCCATTCACCTGGAAGTATATCTAAATATCTTCAAAAAAATAATTCAATAGTATATGAAGATATTATGGCAAAAACATCATATCTTCCAATAGACTGTAAGTTTACACAACGAGTTTATCATATTATTTATGATATTACAGAAAATGTAAAATGTGAAGTTTGTCATAAACATTTAGTAGTTTTTCGCAGTTTTTGGTATGGATATAAAAGGGCTTGTTCTTTTTCATGCGCTGCTCGGTTGGGATGGGAAAAGGCAAAGAAGACCAATTTGAAAAAATATGGCGTAGAATATCCAAGTCAAGTAAAATCTATAGTGGAAAAAACGAAAGAGACAAATCGTAAAAAATTTTATGGGCGATTGTTAAAGAACGATAGAATAAAGGAATTAATAGAACCTATGTTTTCTTTAGATGAATACAAAGGGACGAAAAAACAAGGAAAAAGATTAAAAAATAAATACAAATTTAGATGTAAAAAATGTGGAAATATTTTTATTGATAACTTGGATGATGGCCATATACCAAGATGTTTTAATTGTTTTCCTATTTATTTTTGGGGAAATACTCCACAAAAAGGAAATTATCAGAATATTAGATACGATTCCTCTTGGGAACTCGCATTTATAAAATATTGTTTAGTAAATGATATAAAAATAGAAAGAAATAAAAAGGGATTTGTATATTGGTATGAAGACAAAAAGCACAAATATTATCCAGATTTTTATTTACCAGAAGTTGACTTATTTATAGAGGTGAAGAATAAATATTTGTTAGGATTGGAACAAACGACAGAGAAAATAAACCAATTCCCTCATAAGTTAGATATTTATGGGGATGATAAGATAAAAAGTATTTTGGAGAGTTTAGAAAAATGATAAATTTTATAGAGAGGTGACAAATCATGTTTGATATATTTACGACAGAAAAATTTGGATCGGATAACGCATCGGCGCAGCAGCAACCAATCCCGTTGGAGGAACTGGCAGATACTGCAGAACGCACCTTGGAAGAGCAACGAGCAGGTCAGGCCGTCCACGAAGAGGAAGGTGATATGGAGGAAGTGGATACGGAGTTTTTCGGTCCAGACGGCGAATCTCCTTTTTCTGCTGAAGAAGATGGAAGCGATCTTGACGGCGGATTGGATGATTCCGAACTTGCCGACGATTTTTGGGGTGAAGAAGATGTTGTCGAAGAAGCAATCGACCCTCGTTGGTATAAGGAAGAATATCTTTTGTTATCTGAAGATGTTGACTGGGGCGCAATCGAAAATGACCCCAACCAACTCTTCACAATTGGCAATAGTAAGGTCGGTATGGATACGATAATCTTCAACCTTCAACCCGCGAGATTTTGTCCGTCTTTACATAACGGAATGTGTACAATCGTAAAGCCGATAGACGGAGTTTACAAAATAGCTTGCTACGCATACCAAGATGAGAGGCAATATAGAGTCGCCCTCCAACTTCGCCTACGTCAGATGCGATATTGGGATACCCACTCCGCAGATGAAATATTTTCACAGTTGGAATCATTTTATCATCTCAGCAAAGGGTCTTCGTTGGTGAAAAAGATGTGGAAAGCCCCTGATAAAATTCCAGCCAAGGATAGAGTACCAGGCGGCCCGAAATTGACACCCGCAATCCACGGCAAAAAGAAAGATTCCATCAAATTACAATTTATTCGTTTCAACCAATCAGGCGACCTGAAGAATGTCGCCGATGCAAAAAAGATGGATAAGATTGCAAAATTAGCAAAGGAAAAACTCAATCTTGTTACTTATACATACACCGCAAGAAAAGATATTTTGGATAAATATAAATTCCAAAATGTCCACATTCAAGGATCGGGATTTTCAGCAATAACGGGTATCAATAAACCAGTCAAGACGAAGAAGGGGGTCACGATTTACGGCAAGACATTCAAGGCGTACCCATCTATTTACAACAAGAAAGGGGAGTTGTTGGATCGTCAACCAGGTGTTTTGTATTACGAAGATATTATGGAAAAGAAAATTCCAGGTACGGATAGGGATAACCCACACTACGATTTGTGGAATCCTAAAAATAAAGGTGGTTGGTTTCCTTGTAAGGGAGATTGTAATCCCTGTAGAGCGTGTAAAAGTGATGATGTAAAACTCATTGCCTGCAAAATTCATAGGTCGTTCCAGAAAATGTCGCCCGATTGGCACAATGTCCGCCCTGTGATGATTGGGGATAAGGAAGAATACCGTGTTCGCCAAAAGACGAAGCCTTATATCGGCAGGGGGTACAACAAGATTTGGACGCCTGGAATTGAAACTGAATACGAAACGAACGCCGAAATTCTGCGCCAGGAATTGAAATTCCGTACTCTCCCGAAACAGGAAAAAATCGACTATGTAACAGATAGACTGCACGAATTATATGTTGGCTTCGAGCCCGATTGGGATGAGGAAAGTTATGAGGATTGGAAGGATCGGTCGGAGAAGATGCAGAATAAGGCGAAAAAATTAGGTATTGATTGGCAGGAAATCAAAAAGGAATACGGGTTGTATCCGATAAAGAGGAAGAAGAAAGAGTAATAGAGTGATAAGAAAGAATGATAGTAGTCAAGAAAATAGATAACTTTTTTGTATGAAAACAATAAATAATAGCAGGGGACAGGGTTTGGCCACCTTTTTGGAGTGCCTCTATCACTTCAAATCACCCTACTATTTTTTGACCAAATAGAGGAGGTGTCAAATGAAGAGAATAAAGAAAAAGAAAACCTGGTGGGATAAACTAACACAAGAACGACAGCAAGAGATCATCGAAAAACGCCGGCAGGGATATCAAGAGTGGTGGAATACCCTATCGGAAGAAAAGAAAAACGAAAAACGCGAGAAATATAAAGTAACTTGCCTGAAAAAATATGGTGTATCTAATGCTGCAAAAATAACGAGATTCTTGGATAAAAGAAAACAGACCAATTTGCAACGCTATGGCACAGAACACCCAATTCAATTAGAGGAGATAAAAGAAAAAAGAAAGAAAAACTCCTTGGGTAAGTATGGTGTTGAATATCCAATACAACTAGAATCGGTAAAAGAAAAAATGGCGAAGACTAACTTGAAAAAATATGGAACCAAGAGTTCCATGCAAGCAGAAAAGGTGAAGAAGAAAAGAGATAAAAACAATATCGATAAGTATGGGGTCTCCAATGTTATGCAAATGGAAGAGATAAAAGAAAAAGTGAAAAATACCTGCCAAGATAAATATGGTGCCCCGAACTTCTTTCTTAGCAAGCAATATCAGGATGAGGCAAAAAAAGATTATTATGTTAGATTATTCACCTCATCCCGTTTACAAGAATTAGTTATTCCGCAGTTTTCATTAGATGAGTTTATTGGAACGAAAAATAGTGAGAATGGGTTCATTTATTATCCTTTCAAGTGCACCCAATGCGGTACTGTCTTCAATGATAATATTGCAAATAGTCGTATTCCACGTTGCCATAAATGTTATCCCGTCTCTACTTTTACCAAGCCCCACCAAATTATTTGCGATTACTTAGACGTTAATGAATTTCCTTACGAAATTGAAAAATACATAAGACCCTACTTTGCCGACATATTCATGTCACCAAATAAAATCATTGAAGTTTATGGTGATTATTGGCATGGGAACCCAGAACTTTACAATAAAAATGATGTGATAAATCATAACAATGAAGATTGTATTACTGTCTATGACAAATGGCAAAAAGATAAAGAACGAATAACTTACCTAAAGCAACAAGGTTATCAAATTCTCATCATATGGGAGAAAGAAATAAAAGAAAATATCTCAGGGGTAAATAAACAAATAAGGAAGTTCTTGAAGAATGATAGTAGTTAAGAAAACAGATAATCCAAATTTTTTGCAACTAGAAGCGGAGAAATCTATAATGAACTTTCTCCAGATGCATTTCACGGTGAGGGATAAGAATGCATATTTTTCACCCATGTATCGTAGTCACAAGTGGGACGGCAAAATTCGTTTTCTTCATGCTAATGGCACACTACTATCTGGATTATTGGTGGAGGTATTACGCATCGCCAAAATCAATAAATGGCAGATAGAGTTTGATAAAAATCTTATCTTGAACCCATTGAAGATCACTAGAGATGAAATCAATCTTGCGTTGAAAGATGTTACCCTTTTTCCAGACCAGGTTGATGTAATCGAGAAGATGTTGAAGTATCGTATCGGGCTCTGCAAACTTCCGACCTCATCAGGTAAATCATATATTGAAATTGCTATTATGAATTTGATGCGATTGAAGGGGGTGAAGGATATGATCCTAATCGTCCCCAGGCAAACCTTGGTGGAGCAGATTTATGACGATTTGATAACAAAGTCTCCCTTTATCAAGCCAGAGGAAGTCGGTAGACTTTATGGTGGAAAAAAAGAGTGGGATAGGCCCGTCGTGGTTGCCACTTGGCAATCGTTGAATACATTGTTGGAATTGGATGAGGATTATGGTAAGCGATTCGAAGTACTAATACAAGATGAGGTTCATTGCTCATCTTCTCAAGCAAAAACAACTCGTAAAGTTATCACCTCTTTCAATGTAAAATATAAATATGGATTCTCCGCAACTATTATTTCCAAGGATAGTGATAAATTAGAATATTTCAATAGTGTTGGATTATTTGGCCCCATTACAGCTACTGGAAATATCCAACAACTTCAAGATATAGACCGAATTTCTGATGCTGAAATTCGAATTAAATTGTTAAAATATCCTATGCAACCAGAAATAAGAGATTATAAGGCTTATGAGGATTTTATAAGATATAATCCAAGCCGGCGAGAATATATTATTAATTTAGTAAAACAAATAAAAAAAGAAATACCACGATCTAATGGCCTTTTGCTTATTAGAAATGTGGACTTTGCGCAAGAAATGGCGGAAATGTTGAAAGAATATTTTGGAATTGGTGTGCATTTGATGGACGGTTCAACTAAAATTGAAAAAAGAATAAAAATAAAAGAAACAATTAAAAAAAATAAGAATCAAATTTTAGCGGCAACAGTTGGCGTATTTTCCATCGGCGAAAACGTCCCTAATCTCCATTGGTTAATTCTTGTTCAAGCTAGAAAATCCGAAATAGAAACAATACAACAAGTAGGGAGATTACTACGAATATTTCCTGGAAAAGAAAAAGCGATAATATATGATATAACAGATAATTTAACAGTTATAAAAACGAAAGAAGATGGATCGATTGTTAAAAAGAATTTTGGTAAAAAACATCTTAAAAATCGCATTGAAGTATTCCGACGGCATGGGTTGGAAATTACTAATATGGAAGAAGTTTTTTTGTGAAAACAATAAATAATAGTGAAGGACAGGGGATGCAACCCTTTTTGAAATGCTCATCCCATTTCAAATTACTTCACTTTAAAAATCAATTTGGATGAGGAGTTGAAGATGAAGAAACAAGAAAAAAAACAAACCTGGTGGGATAAAAAGACACCAAAAGAACGAGAAGAAATTTCAAAAAAAAGAAAACAAACTAATTTAGATCGATATGGGGTGGAAAATTGTTATCAATCGAAAATTAAAAAAGAAAAAGCCAAACAGACTTGTCTAAAAAACTACGGTGTCGAAAGCCCTTTACAAAATAAAGAAATAAAAAAGAAATATAAAGCAACTTGTATGGAGAGATATGGGGCGGAACATACTTTTCAATCCAAAAAAATTAAAGAAAAAATAAAACAAACTTGTATGAAAAGATATGGAGCGAAACACCATTTACAAAATAAAGACATTTTACAAAAACAGAAAGATACTAATTTGAAAAAATATGGATCATCTAATATTAGTCAAAATAAAGAAATAAAAGAAAAAGTAAAACAAACTTGTATAGAAAAATATGGCGCCGAATGCGCATTACAAGCAAAAGAAGTAAAAGATAAAAGTAAAAAAACTTGTATGGAGAGATATGGGGTAGAGAATGCCTTACAATCCCAAGAAGTAAGAGATAAAGGTAAAAAAACTTGTATGGAGAGATATGGGGTAGAATATCCAAATCAATCTAAAGAAATAAAAGAAAAAAAGAAAAAAACAATTCGGGAAAAGTTTTTTAAGAAACTTTTCGAAAGACAGTCCCACATACAATCTTTATTCTCTTTAGAAGAATATAAAGGACAAAAAGACACCCATAGTCCGGTTTATTACAAATTTCAATGTAAAAAATGTGGAAATATTTTTGAGGATGCACTTTATAATGGACATATTCCTCGTTGTTTTAAATGTCAACCAAAAGAAAGATTTACCAAACCACATAAAACAATATGCGAATATTTGGATTCTCAAAATATTTCTTATGAAGTCGAGAAATATATAAAACCTTATTTTGTCGATATCTTTATCGAACCTAATAAAATTATAGAAATTTATGGCGATTATTGGCATGGAAATCCGAAGTTTTATAAAGAAGATGACGAAATACATTTTACTAAAGATAATTTTATTTTAGTAAAAGAAAGAAGAAGTAGGGACAGAACCCGTGTGGAATGTTTAAAGGGGAAAAACAATAAGGTACTTATTTTATGGGAAAACGATATTAATAATGATATAAGTATGGTATTGGAAAACCTTAATATTTTTCTTTCGTAGTCATGTGGTATAATAAATAGTAGTAGGGATTAGTAGGAGGATAACTATGACACTCATTATCAAGGATGGTAAGGTGGTGAATACGACGGATAAAAGCATCGACTCGTTGAAGCGTGCCCAATATGGTCACGATATTATAACAGAGGAGACGGAGGGGACAGGGGAGATCGAAGAATTTCTCGACAATCTGGAACCTTTGGAAGATGGCGAAGAGGATGCGCCTGCTGAAGCAGATTTGGAACCCGAAGCAGTCGAAGTCGCATTGGAGTATATCAACTTCAAGTCGACCTTTACGGAAATATTCGGCGAAGAGGAATTGGCTGATGCTTTCAATCAAATAGAGAATTATTTTTCTGCCAAAGGGGTCGATGTGAAAGTCGACCTGGCGGGATTGGGAGAGGACGAACAGGACGAAGAGGATGTTCCTGGGCTGGACAGTTCGGAGCAATCTATCGTATCAAGCGATATTGAAGAAGAGGAGGAATAAAATGACATATGTTTTATTTGCAGTAACATGGTTTGTTTTGTCGTCAGCGTTGACTTGGCTTTTACATGATCCGCCGAAATCGTTAGGCTGGTATATAAAAGTCGTTTCCTGGATTATCACAGCCATCACCGCTATTATCGCAATTGTGAATTTTTTCACATCTTGGAACGTACTCAATATACACTAAACGAAAAATTGTAATATAAACGAACGAAAGGAAGTAACGAATGACCGCCCAAGACGCTTGGATTATTTATAAGAAAATCGATAACGAGATCAACGCCCTACAAGTTGCTCCTCACGCCTATCTAAACTTTAAACTGAAAGATGAGCGCAAACTGGCCATCTATCAACAATTGGTAGATAGTGGGGTGGATGTCGAGAAATTTTTCCTCGCCAATTGCACCCTTAATAAAGAATTTTGGATTGATTATTATAAATTTAATCCCGATAGATGTATGACTTACTATTACTCTTGGGATGAATTCTTGATAAAGAAAAGGGCCGATTATTTTTACAGGGTGATAGACGAACTTAAAAAAGGATACAAATTAGACTTGAATGACAGGGATAAGTTTTTGGAACTACTCCCCATGACGGATTATCTTCTTTGGTCAGCCCTTTATCCTGAAGATTTGGAGCTTTTGTTATCCCTAGATGATGACGATTGGGTAATATTCAACCTTCCTGAATACAGGTCGAGGATGGATTTTATTCGCAGGGTTATAAAAGGCAACCTAGTTATGAAGAGGATGAAGGGGTGGCCGTTGCTGAGGGAGAAGGCATTACGGATAATCAATAAATAGAAGTATGAGATTCAAAATTTTGGAAAAACAGGGATTGGGCTCCAATCAGATAATAGATACGGTTAAAAACATACTCAACAAATATATAGAAGATGTATGTAAAAAAGAAGATTTAGATATTAGAAAAGGGTCAGAAGATAAACCAGAAACTATAATCGAAGTCCCAATTACCACGGAAACTTATACCGATAGGGAGAATGCAGCGAAATCCATACTACCAATGTTGGAAAAGATTTCCGATAAAATCACCGATGAATTTAAAAATCAGATTCCAAATTTCAAAATGTTTGCCCAGTTAATACCACGAAAAGGAAAAGGCAAGGCGGGCAAAATGATGACTAAAATTACATTTTCCTGTTCTTTTTCGGCAGATGAAGAATCGAAAAAAATAATAACCAAAACATTAAAAACGATATCTTTTAAACCCTTATTAGAAACAACGGCATCGTCCAAAACTGTGTATTATGAACTCATTCCTTTTTTAATAGCAACGGATAAAATTCTTGTTAAAGATGAAAACACAGGGGAGTGTGTGTATAATCCAAAAGCAAAAAATATTTTTTATCAATTAAGTGATAAAGAAATAGGAGAATTTGCAAAGAAATTCATCAGCAAACCAGATAAACAATTAATAACACAGGGTTTATCAATAAAAAATAAACTTTTTCCTAAAATTACCGGAACTGAGTTTTCTATATTGGTGGGATCATCCCCTCTGTTTAAGGAAATAAAAAAAATAGGCGTTAATTTAATCAAGAAGAAATTCCAAATGAATTTTAGGCCTGATAAATTCTCCACTTTTGATATTTTGCTTGTCAAAGATTTATCTTTTCATAAAAAATTCGAGATAAGCAATCCAAAAGGACCAGGAATAGAGGATTTTTTAAATAGTTTTGCTGCATTGTTATCGTCTTTTAACGCATATAAGAAATTTAATTATTTGGGCATTTCTATGAAAAAATCCGTCCTGAGCCAAGGGGGAAAGGCGACAACCTTTTTTAACCAGCACCTAAAGGCGAAGGGTGATATAGACGCGGCTATGAAAATATTTGATATGGATAATATTGATGATGTTGATGTCCGTACCAAAAAGAGGAAATCCCTTTTTAATACATTGAAAAGGGAACTCAAAACTAAAATAACCACAGAAAAAACCGTAAACATTGAACTTGAAGAAGATAACGGGTTTAAAGATTTTTGGTTCACCGCCGAAGATAAACAAATTGTTGTTGATAATGCAAAGGCTAAATATCGTCAGAAAAAAAATAACGCTTCATTCAAGGCGCTCCAGGTTGCAAAAAATATAGATGTCGGGGTCACTCAGAAATTGAAGTATCAATCTATGTTATTTGTCAAGGCGGTTTTTACAACTAATGTGGATAATAAACCGAGAACAAATTTTATTAATATGCTCCATGTCGCATTAGCAACAAAGGATACTTATAATCCCAGTTACTTCAAGGTGGAGGGGAATAAAATTTTAGCTTATAATGTTAAAAGAATGAATATGGTATTAAATGATGAGGAACTCCCGATTAAAATTCGTTTTGCTTCGGTTAAACCATCGGAAGTAATTGTTATATCCATACCTGTTAAACTCACTATTTTTGACATATCAGGAAAAGATAAGGAGAAAACAACAGAGGCTCGTGTACAATTCAGATGTTCTAAAGAGGGGATAAACCCAGAAGTCCAGAGTTTTCACTTATCCGAAAAGCAACGAAAAGAAGCAGAGCGCCTCATTCAGGAGCGTGTTAATACTGTATCCCAGCAGAAAATTATGGAGTTCCTCAAAAAATTGGAGGCCTACGACTAATGAAATTCAAATTATTAACACCAGACGAATTGAATCTGAACAAGACCGACCGGAATTATATCACCAAAAAGATTTATAAATTCTTGGATAAATTAAATACCATCTTCAGAAAAGAATACGGCCACGACCTGCTACCCAGTATCGACTCTTCTATATTTTCAGGGAGTACGACTCATTTATTTGACGAGACTATCCCTTTGGAAGATTTGTTGAAATATAAACCCATCTTCGGCGATCTCGACCTTAAATACCCCAACGAATACTCTCAAGAGTTGTTGGATATCCTGAATAAGAATACGGGGAAAGATTTAGGCGGCGATATTACGATTATGGAGGTATACACCAATCCGGGGTTAAAGGAACAAAGTCATGCCTTGGTGAAAATAGACGACCTTTATCTGCAATTTGATTTTGAAAATTTAAAAGATTTTGAAAACCGTGCCACGAATATGAATTTTTCCTCAAATTGGGAAGATGTCAAAGCGGGGTTCAAAGGAAAATATCACAAATATCTATTGGGGTGTATTGACCGCGCCTACCCTCTTCCAGGTGGAGGACATGAGTTTTCCTGGAGCCTTAATTATGGATTGAGGTCTAAACTCGACAAAACCAAGATGTACAAAACTCCGTCTGAAATATTCAAAGCCCTCTTTAAACACACCCCAAAAGCAGGAGAAGAAGAAAAAATAAGGACGGTCTTGGGATTAGTTGAATTAATCAACAAATACTTCAACAAGGAACAGAAACAACGAATTGTACAGGCTTTTTCGGAATATCCAGAGGCAGAAAAGCAAACAAAAATATTAAAATCCCTTTTAAACATATAACGCCAACAAAGTGTGATATAATATAGACAGAGGAAAAATGAAAGAAAAAAAACTAATTTCTGTCGACTTTAACAACCTCATGTATATTACCATATTCTCGAAATATCTGGTTAACAAATATAAAGGACATACGGCCGAAAGTCTGAGCGGTGAACACTACGACGAATTGATGAGGGATTCACTTAAAATGACCTTTGTCAAAATTATGAATATTTTGGAGTGGAACCAAGAGTACGAAACTGATCTTCTGTTCGCCAAGGATGGTTATCATCTTTGGAGAAAGACTCGAATTTTCGAAGCGTATAAATTCCACCGCAAGGGAGACCGAGACGCATCAACTGTTGATTTCAGATTGGTCTTCAAAGTATTTGACAGCGTGTGGAGCGAATTAAAAACTGTTTTACCCTTTCGTTTTATCAATCTTAATCATATTGAAACGGATGATATTATCAACGAAGTCATACAATCGGAATATGATAATTATGATAAATTCCAAATCTATTCTACAGATGGTGATTTTAAACAACTACTTCGACATGAAAAGGTCGAACTTTATAATCCAATGCGTCGCAAGTTCGTCGAAACGGACGATTCGGAATTCGACTTATTCGAAAAAATAGTCCGTGGGGATAAGAGCGACGGAATTCCAAATATCTTTACCGACGCCATTACCGATAGGCAAAAACCAATTTTTACAACAAGGATTAAAAATTGGTATGATGATAAAAATGAGTTTAAAGAATTTTTAAAACATCAACCCAGGAAAGTTATTGAAAGATTACGCCGAAATAGATTATTAATAGATATGAGAACAATACCTGCTGATATTAGGGAAATTATTGATAACGAATTAAAACTTCCTAGGCGAGAATTTAATCTCCAAGAATATTTAGCAGTATCAAAAAAATATGGTATTTCAATTATGGTGGAAAAAGCAGAATTAATTCCGCAAAAAAATGATGAAAACAATAAATAATAGTGAGAGACAGGGGTTGCAACCCTTTTCAGAATGCTCGTACCATTCTGGATTATCTCACTATTTTAATTTGGACTTGTACGAGGAGGACAAAATGAATCAAAATCATAACAAAAAACAAACTTGGTGGGATAAAAAAACACCAGAAGAACAAAAAAAAATTTCAGAAAAAAGAAAAAAGACCTGTTTGGAGAAGTATGGGGTTGAATATACTTCTCAAATTCCGGAAACTAGAAAATTAGCCAAAAAAACTTGGTTAGAAAAGTATGGAGTAGAACATCCTTTACAAAATAAGGAAATAAAAGAAAAAACAGCATCCACTAATTTACAAAAATATGGTTATAGAGCACCGACGCAATCATTAGAAGTTTTAGAAAAACGAAAACAAAATAACAATAAAAAATATGGGGTGGATTCTCCATCGAAACTAAATGATGTTAAAGAAAAAGTAAAAAATACTTGCTTAAAAAAATATGGAACAAAATCACCATTTCAAAATAAACAAATACAAGACCAAGCAAAAAAAATTTGGATGGAAAAATATGGAGTTAATAATCCATCAAAATTAGAAAGTGTAAAAGAAAAAAAACGAATAAATAAAATAGAAAAATATTTTATACAATTATTTAACTCAAATAGACTAAAAAATTTAATCACCCCTTTATTTACAATGGATACTTATAAAGGGACAAAAAATGATACGGGGCATTTATTTTATAAATTCCAATGTAATAAATGTGGTAATATTTTTGATGCCTCTTTAGCAAACGGGCAAATTCCCAGATGTTTTAAATGCCACCCCGTTTCCAATTTCACTATTCCCCATAAAATAGTATGTGAATATTTAGATTCTCAAAATATTCCTTACGAAGTGGAAAAATACATAAAACCTTATTCTGTGGATATTTTCGTAGAGCCAAATAAAATTATTGAAATTTATGGTGACTACTGGCATGGGAATCCGAAGTTTTATAAAGAAGATGACGAAATACATTTTACTAAAGATAATTTTATTTTAGTAAAAGAAAGAAGGAATAAAGACAAAGCAAGAATCGATTATTTAACAAATAAAGGAAACGAAACTTTAATTATATGGGAAAATGATATTAAAAATAATTGGAATAACACCCAAAGAAGAATTTTGGAGTTTAAAGAATTATGAATATAGAAGAAATTCGTAAGCAAATTTTAGCCGAGGCCAATGAAGAAATTCTTGATCCTGTCGTTCGATTGGAATCGAATTCGGCGCGTGCATTGAGATATGCCGAATTACTTTATAGAGTGAAACTTCATCGGGGAAAGGTTAAGATTTTGGTGGATGAAAAAAAAGCCGAACTTCGTAAAAGGGCAAAATTCGATTCTTCTTATTTGTTAAAGAATAATCAAGATGTCGATTCGTTTATAGATACAGATAAGGAATACCAAAACCTAAAAAACAAATTGAATTCGTTGGATGCATTGGTCGAATTGTTCGACGATGTGGTGTATACTTATCAACAACGAGAAGCAACAGAGCGAACAATTTTTAAATACAAAACAGGGGTAAATTAAAAGGAGATATAAAAAAATGAATTACACACTAAAGGACGTATTTGATTTTTATTTTGAGAAGTACCAGCACCTGCATCATATAACGATATGGGACAAAATCAAAATGTGGTTGGGATTTGGTATGCAAGCCGCTTCGGTTTACGGTAAGAAAGCCAAGATCGGAGACAGGGTTGGATTTGTTATGGAGTACAAATACCCAACGGATAAAAAAGGGTATATGATCGTCGATGCGGAGGGGTCTGCTACTGTGGAAATGATTTTGGACAGGGAAGTTGACCAGTATTGCGAAGACCACGAATTGATGAGTGTACATGAAAAACCCAGCACGATTGAAGAGGAAGTGAGTGTCGGATTAGTTCGCACGGTCGAAAAGGGATTGAAGAGGAAGAAAGTGCGGAAGTCGAAAAAAGCAACAACTTCAAAGTAAAGGGCAACAATGAATAAGGATAATTTTGTATTGCTCGACATCGAAACAAATGTCGAAGAAAATATGCCGATGGAAGATCACTTCCATGTTATCCAAATCGGGGCGACCAAAATTACCAACGGCGATTTTAAAAATTACCAGACTTTTTCTAAATATATCAGGCCTGTGGAGGTCTCTCAATATCCTACAGGTGGTGGACAATTGACAGAGTTTATCAAGAAATTAACAAAGATAAAACAGGTTGAAGTCGACTTGGCTGATACATTTTCTGATACCTGGGGGCATTTCCTTAGATTCTGCGAACCTTATTTTGAATTTTTCGCGAGTTGGGGGTTTTACGATTGGGAAGTTCTGAAACGAGTTTGTAATTATTATAATTTGAATTTCCCTTTTCGTTACCATGTGAATTTGAAAGACTATTACAAAGCGTATTTCAAAGATCAGGACACCGCAATTGGCATGGGTGTAAAAAGGGCCTCTGAATATTTCGACTTGCCTTATAATGACGATGGGGCGCATAACGGCTTGGAAGATGCAAAGATGATAACTGCAATCGCCGAGAAGATGTCGGAACGAGGATTTTATACATTTAAAAAGGCTCATTACGAATTTAAAGATGAAAAAATAGTACCTTGTTTTTATTCTCCTTATTTCGCCAGTCCCGTCCTTATTAAAAAGTATAAGGAAATACAAAAAAAGGGTAAAGAAATGGAGAGGTATCTTTTTAATGTATCTAAAAAGAATTGGTTATAAAAATAGACAAATATGGACAAAAATAGAAAAAAGTTTTATAAAAACAATAAATAGATATAGATGAAAAAATATTATAAAATTAATCAAGCTGCAAAATTGATAGGGGTTTCAGTAAAAACTCTTCAACGATGGGATAAATTAGGGATTTTAAAAGCCAGCAGAACTTTGACAAACAGGCGTATTTATACAGAAGAACAATTAGATACGATTATAAAAAAGGAGAAATAAGATGAGTTTATTATTAGGCATCGACCCTGGAAATCAAAATTCTGCTTTTGTGTATTTTGATACTGATAAAAAAATAATTTTGGAAAAACAAAAACTTTCAAATGACGAATGTTTATATTTTTTTAGAACGACTTTATTAAAACCAGATATATGTATCATAGAACAAATTGCAGGTATGGGATTGGCCGTTGGAGAATCTGTATTTGAAACCGCGGTATGGAGCGGAAGATTTATGGAATGTTTGTTGATGTTGAACTTAAAAGTTGATAGAATAAAACGTATTCAAATAAAAAATATTATTTGCGGGACTAGTCGGGCGAAGGATGTACACATTAGAAGGGCATTACTCGATAAATTTGGCGGTGATACTGCTCAAGGGAATAAAAAAAACCCAGGTATTTTATATGGAATTAAAAAAGATATGTGGAGTGCTTTAGCAGTTATTGTGGCTTGGAATATGATAGAAAGTGGAGAATTTAAATATTAATGAGTAAAGAACGTATTAAATTAATATGTCCAACTTGTAAAAAAGAATTTTTTGTTCATAAATATAGAGAAAAAACCGCAAAATTTTGTTCAAGATTATGCTTCCGACAATTAAATAAACAACCAACCACTAAAATAAAAACAATATGTATTGCTTGTGGTAAAGAATTTTTGTCATATAAAAATAGAAAACAAAAATTTTGTTCTAGAATATGTCAATATAAATATCCCAAATCCCAAGAAACTATAAAGAAAATGAGTATTGTTAAAATAGGTAAATCAACTTGGAATAAAGGAAAACATTATTCAAAAGAACATTGTAAAAATATAAGCAAATCTCTTAGTGGACATAAACTTACTCAAAAAACCATTGAAAAAATGATGGGGAGAACCCCATGGAATAAAGGAAAATCAACCAAAATAGAAACATATTGTGAAATATGCGGTGCAAAAATTTTAGCATATAAAAGCAGAAAAAGAAAATTTTGTTCTTATTCTTGTTTTTTAAAAAAACCAATAAAATTTGGGGAAAATAATCCTAGTTGGAAAGGTGGTAAATCATTTGAACCTTATGGGATAGAATTTAATAAAAAATTAAAAGAAAAAATAAGAAAACGAGATCGTTATACTTGTCAAGAATGCGGGGAAACGCAACAAGAATCACATAGGAAATTATCTATTCATCATATTGATTTTAATAAGACCAATAATAAAGAAAATAATTTAATAAGTTTATGCGGACATTGCCACTCAAAAACTCAATATGATAGAGAAAATTGGACACAATATTATCAAAAGAAATTGATTAGTAAATTAAAGGATTTGTCTAGCGCGCATGGGATATGAAACAGAAAGAGAAAAAATGAAAATAATTAATATAAAAAAAGTAAAATTAAGCAAAGGTGATGTTTTATTTTTTGAATTAACAAAAGAATATCCCAAACCTGTAATTGAGCAATATTTTCAACAACTCAAAGACTTTTTCCCCGATCAAGATATAGTAGTATTACCAAAGGGTGTATCTTTAAAAAAGATAACACATAATAAAGAGGATAAATGAGAAAATTAATGGAAATTTGGGTGGATGAAAAATCACCCCGTTTTTTATTGTTAAAAGAATACAGAAGAATTTTTCGTATTCCTCCTTTTAAATGGGAGACGGAAGAAGAGAAACGGAGAATAAGTTTAGAATACGAAGAGGATGCTGTTGACTTCCTATACAATTATTTTAAAGGATTAAAATTAAAAGAAAGTAAACACATCCTGCAAGATAAATGGGGAACTGAAATAAAAATTTCTCTTGAATTAGAGGGAAAGAAGAAATGAATAAAGAATCTTGGGAAGGGATATTTTCTCCAGAAACAGAAGAGGGAATTCAAAGGGTACTGAAAATGGGAATGGCGATGAAGCAAGGGATAATGAGAATCTATAAGGTAAAATTTGATCCTGTATGGCCAGTACCATGTGGGCTCATTATCGCCGCCAGGGGTATCGACGAGTGTGATAAAATAGCAAGGGAGACAATAACCCATACCAAAGAATTTACAATAGAAGAGGTTGATATTACCGAACCTTGTGTAATTTTTTATGAAAGTGGAGAATATTAAGGAGGAAAAATAAAATGAAAAAGCGTTATTGGGTACTGTTGGGATTGGTTGCGATTGGCGGCTACTTGTATTGGAAAATCAATCAAGACCTGTTTGATTTTTAAAAATGAGGAGAACAATGAAGGACATATTTTGGTGGGAACCAAAAATTTCGAAGCATAAAGCAATATGTTTACAATTAAGTTGGGTGCAACCTAGACATATTGATTTTGGTTGCGAGTTCGACTCTTCGTGGAAAGATGACCATGCAGGATTTGCCCTCACGATAAGCCTGTTTAAGATTATGTTTCACTTTAACTTTTATGACATTCGCCATTGGGATGATGAAAAAGACCAATGGATGATATATGAGGAGAATTAAAATGAACGAAAAACTGAAAGCATTTTTTAAGAAATTCATGACCTTCTTGGCAAATAATTGGATTGCCATTCTTATTATTTTCGCCCTGTTGGGATTGAGCGGGATTACCAAGACTTGCGCCGACAACAAACTCAAAAGTGCCAACGCAAGGATTGCCGAGTTGGAAAAAGAAAATGCCGACTTGATGAAGCAATTGAATCAGAGTCAGGAAGAGTATAAGACTTTGGATAAAGAATACAAAAATCTTGTAGAAAAAGTAAAGGGATTGGAAGGAGATAAAATACTTCTGGAAAAAGAAAAGATTAAGATTGCCAAGAAGTATAAGGAATTACAGGACAAGTTCGGGAAACTCTCGCAGGAACAGCAAGACCAACTCCTTATCGAGTTGATGGAAAAGTACAACATTCAGGCAGAGATTCGGGACAATATGCTCATCATCACGATGGAAGACAGAGGCAGGCTTTACACCTTCATGATTGATATTGACAAGGTGAAAGAGGATTTGGAAAATACCAACGAACTGCTCCTGAATTGCAGAGCGACAGTAAAACTAAAAGACGAAATCATTGCCAACAGAGACGCAATCATCATACTGAAAGATAAGGATATTACGACACTAAAAACCGTGTTGAATAACAAGGACGAGATTATCAGGAAGTTGAACAACAAGGTTCTGTGGACAAAGGTTAAGTTCTTTGGAAGCAGGGCCATCCCCGCATTGTTGGTGGGATTAGTTGTCGGGTTCTTGGTGGGGAATTAAAATGAAATACAAGCAATTGGAAACCCTAGATTATCACAGCGAAGACAATTACATGGGTGAGATAATTTTCAACGGACAGAGGAGTTATGGATTTCAAAAAGCAAATGCCAAAGAAGGATGGGTTGAAACACTTATTCGGAATCACGATTGGGAATTTTTGCGGGATGAAAATGGCAAGGTTATTACAATCCGTTTGTACGGCAAAGTAGAGATATTTGCCCTGGATAAAAAGACAGGTAAACGAATAGAAGAAAAGGAGGAATAAAAATGAAAGACGACAATATAGAAAAAACTTTTTATCATTTAACAGAGGACGAAAACAAAAGAGTTGAACAACAGAAAAAACAAATCAAAAAATTAAAAACAAAAGAAATTGACAAGGCCATTAAAGAATGGGGGAAAGATGGGTCTTCATTTCAAGTATGGGCATGTTCTCGTTGTTCACATAAATGCAACCCTATCAAGGTAATTAATTTTAAAGACCCTAGAAAAGGAAAAAAATTTCTTTTTGGTTTTTGTTATTTGGGAAAAGAAACATTAAAAATAAGAAGAGGGAAGAATCTGAATTGTTACGGATTTCTTTTCCCTCAAAAAATAGAAGAAAAGGAGGAATAAAAATGTATCCAAGTAAAGAAGGAACAGGCAATTATCAAGCACGGCCCTATGTGGAGGAAAAAGCGAAAAAACCCACCACACAAAGGAATGAAAATGAAAAGATTTTGGCAATATTAATGGAAATGAAGGACTTTTCTGCCAAACTATTAGAAATGGCTGATAATATGAAAAATTATTATTTAGGGGAGAGGCCCGAAAAGTCAGGGGAAGACGAGGTAATCAATCCTGCGCCGCGGAATGGCTTTTTCGACAAAATATTGAGTATTTCAAATGAGACTCAACGTAATTTGTCAGAGATTTGGGAAATATTGAATAAGATGTAAGGAGGATAACAAGGAAAAATAAAGATGGAAATTAAAATCACCAATGCGAAAAAGATTGAAGTAAAAGATGGTGACCTTTTGGTTTTTGAAGTGGATGCTAAGTTGTCGCCGAAAAAGTTTCTTGAATGGGCAGAAAAATTCACAAAGGGGATGAAAGAGTTATATCCAAATATCCAGGTTTTGGTTTTACCAAAAGAAGTACAACTAAAAACCATTATTAATGCGGAAAAGTTGAAAAAATAATAACACAAGGAGACATTATGGACGATATGGAATTGCTATCGATTGCGGAAAAACACTTTAACGGCGATGTCAACATTGCGAAGATTTGGTACAAGAAATACGGCATCAACGGCGAAAGCCCTGTTGACATTTGGAAGCGGTTATCCAAGTTGGTTGCGGAAATGGAGAAGGATGAAAATCAGAAGGAATGGGATGGCAATTTCTACGACCTGTTGAAGGATTGGAAGTTCGTCCCGGGCGGCAGGATTCTTTTCGCCATTACGGACGATATCAAGAATAAGACAGGCAGGAGAAAAATAACTCCGTTCAACTGTTTTGTTCTCCCCCAACCCGAAGATAATCTTGAGAGCATCTTCGATATCGTACAGAAGGCCGCGAGGATTTATTCCTACGGCGGCGGCGTGGGCATCGATGTCAGCAAGATTCGTCCCGCAGGAGCAAGGGTTAACAACTCCGCAATTTATTCGGACGGCGTTGTACCCTTTATGAACCTGTACTCAGCCGTCACCACCAATATCGCAATCTCAGGACGGCGGGGGGCAATGCTTCTCTCCATCTCCGACAAGTCTCCCGACCTTCTCAATTTTATCAATGCCAAGAAAGACCACACCAAAATCACTTCCGCAAACATCTCCATCAAGTTATCCGATGCCTTTATGAAAGCGGTGGAAGAGGACGGAGATTGGGAAGTCTATTTCAAGGTGAAAGACAGCGGCGAAGAAATCAAGAAGACTTACAAGGCCAAGGAAATTTTCGACAACATTATCAAGAACAATTGGCAGAGTGCGGAACCTGGAGTCCTGTTTTGGGACAAGGTACTGCATTGGACACCTAACGAATTTTTCGATGAGAGTCCGATTATCGGGACAAATCCGTGTCTACATCCCGATACCAAACTTGCAATAAGAAAATGTGGAGAA